CTGTCGTGATACCAGCAAGGTTAAGCAAACGGAAAGCATCAACGCATACTAAATCGACATAACCTAGGTTCTGCTCTTTGTCGTAAGAATAGTTATAGGCGGTTATATAGCCAGAAAATAAGAAGTAACCAGTAGTCGCATAAGTAGCGCTAAAGCGAATCTTACGAAGGGGCGTTAGATAACCAAAATAGGGTGATGAAGGGTTATTTGGGTTAAAGTCGCCATTCTGGTCAATAAGCCTAAAGGTTGCAGTTCCGGCTTGGAATTGCTGCTGAAGTAGGTTGTAGCCAGTCTTGATTTGAGCGCTTATGGTCTGATCTGAAACATCGACGATAAGGTTTGAGATATTGCTCGCTAAAGTATTCGTTCCAATAATGCCATTTTTAATATCATCCAAAATAAATGGATAACCGAAGGTTGCGCCATCATTAAAGTAAATGGTTAAGTTCGGCTTAATTGGATAAGTCATTTACCAAGCCAAATTCGAGCCGATGCGAGATACGATTGGCGGAGTTCCGGAAGCCGAAGCCTCGGTTACTGTTTCCATGACTATATCCACTAAATTCTTAGCATTTTCAGTAACTGTAAGATTTATACCTAAGTGGCCGGGCGCGATAGCTGCGGCTGCGGCATTTAAACGATCATATTCGGCCATTTGCTTTTGCCACCAGTCGATTGCTTGACCAGTATATCGACCAGTTGAAGTTGCAGTTGCGGCTGATTGGCCAGAAGCAATAAGAGAATTGGTTAAAGCATTGGCAATACTGCCAGCATTTACTCCTGCTGCGGCGGCAGCATTTACCGCAGAATTTATTGCAGCGTTTGAAGTGGCACTACTAATTGCAGTAATAAAGGGATTATTTGCGGTGGTTTTATTTTGTGTGACTGGATTTTTCTGACCATTTAAAAGTAAATTCATCTGTTTTAATAAATCTAATGCTGCTTGAAGGTTAGCAAGATTTATCAAGTCTTTATTTACACCTAAAGCATCTAAAGCGGTCTTTATTTGTCCTAAAATTTTGTCCTGTGATTGTAAAACTGTAAATTGGTTTAATAATCCACCTAAAAGAATTGTACTTGATTCGATACGCTTTTGATCGCCTGAATCTATGGCTGCCTCTAAAGCGAATATCGCTTGTTTAATTTCTAAACGCTTGCGCTCATTCTCGGTTAATGTCCTGTTTGCTAGAGCAGCCGCTACGGAAACTTGTTCTAAATCAAATATACCTTTAGCGGTATTAAGCATTTGATTAGCTGCGCCAAGAGCTTTTTCTGCCTCTGTCTGCTTTTTCTTTTCGGCGGTAATTTTTTTGTTATTTGCCAATACCTGTTTAGATCGAGCCAAAGCCGCTGCCGCTGCTCTTTTCATCTCTGGGGTTTGATAGCCTTCTGGATACCAAACCTTCATGTTGCGGTCATTCCAAGCCTTAGTATCATCTAAAATTTGCTTTTGTAATGCTCTAAAATTCTTTAATGCGCCTCTTGGGTCTGTAAAGGCTTGAACATAAGTCAAAATGGATTTAGCGCCATAACCCATATATCGAGTTAATGCGGCTGCGCCTTCTGCGAGATTATTTATCTTATCTGCAAGTTCAGTAATTGAAGTCGAACCGGAAGTAGTTTGTAAAGCGCTTAGAAGTCCAAATCCGATGGTTTCGGAAGCATCGGCAGCAGCCACTTTAAGGACTGCTAACTTTCCAGAATAGGTATCGAGGGAAGCAGCGCCAGCGCCAGAGAATTGCTTATTTAAAATCTCTGTAATATCTGCAAATGATTTGGTTTGTAATTGAGCAGTAGTCAAACCGATATTTAATGATCGTAGCCCTTTATTGTTACCTACATAAGCTTTAGATAAAGCATCTACGACTGATTGAAAGTCTTGACCAGTTCCGGCAGATACATCAAATGCCAAAGCAAGGATTTCTTGCGTTTTTGCCATGTCGCCCGTAACACGTGCTAACTGGGCGTAGGCTGGCCTCAAATCGTCATCGAGAATACCTGTCTGACGTTGCATCTGCTTAATAAATTGTTCGGCCGGCATGGCGGCATAAGCCATACCTAAATTCTTTAAATTTTGTGCAAGTATTTTGGTTGATTTCTCATCAGCCATCGCATCCATTACTGCTTGCTGCGCTTTGTGAGCCAAACCTAAAGTAGCGGTAAATTTAACTACTCGCTTGGTTAAAAGATTTAAACTGCTATCGGCTTGCTTAAAGCCCTTTTGGTCAAACTCGGATACGACGTTAATTAGCACATTACTCATTTAACCGTACTCCTAGCCTGAAATAATCTGGTGGCTTTCTCAATAGCTCTCATAACCGCAGTCGTAGTTTTGCCTTGATCTTCTTCCCAAGCGCGATAAATAGCGCGGCCACGCATCTTGTCTTGGCCTTTCATCTGCCCTGCGTACTTGGCTTGAAGATTTTGAACGAATACTGAATTTGGTGTCTTTCGCCCTGCGGTTTCATAAATAGCACCAGCAGCAGTCTTGTTAAAGATTGTGGCCAAAGAGCGAAAACCGCGACGATTAGCCTTGCTAGGCGAAGTCTTGTAAGTAATGCCCTTACGTGCGATGCTCGCATCGTATTGCGGAAAGCGGCCTTGTCCGCGACCAGCAGTACCAACCCAATTACTTAATGTCTGGTCATTGGTTGGAAGAAAAGAGCGGCTCTTGCGAACGATAGGTTTAAGAGCTGCGCCCATTTCAGCAGTTAAACCTTTACCTAAATCTGGGGAAAATTGGCGCAAGGCTTTTCTAAGCTCTATACCGCCCTTTACCTCGACTGGCATTTTCCATCGCTTTCGCTCGCTCTTTATACACTTCCACTATTGCCATCAACATCCGTTGGTCTAATTCAAGCAGATATTGTGGCGCGACCCCCATTTCAACACTAAGTTTAGCGATGAAATAAGTGAGAGAGCCGCGATCTACCCTAAAGGGTCGCTTTCTAGCACCTCGACTAATTTGAGAGTTTCAACGAAGTCGATGCCGAAAGGTTTGACTGTTTCACCCGAACGTCGTAAGGCTTCCCAAGCTAACCAATAAACGTCAGATTGCTTTTCGTCATCTCTGAACGCCTTATGAAAGCCCTTGCCCTTTGTGGCCTCAAAAGCAAACTCAATCGCTGGTGTGATTTCGTGTTCGCTTACTGTTCCGTCTGTTTTGGTTATCTTTAGTTTTGCCATTTGCCCTTATCCTTTATTTAGAATGTTCCGGTGGTTGCTACTGAAGTCGCACCCTGCACGTTCCAAGTTACTGACTGTGTTCCGATATCGCCAGTTGCACCATTGATATCTGTGGTGTTATTGACGAGTACGTTCATTGTGTAAAGTGGATTGGTCGCTGAAACTGCTGTGCCTTTTTCTTGCAATATCTTGACTTCAACTGTTGTACCCCACGCAGCTTGTAAAGTTGCCAATACGTTTGCTGATGCGGTGTCGTTTAGGAAGTCGATGGTTACTGATGATGCTTCTAAGCCTTTAACGAACTTGTGGCCTGTATCGCCCATTGCGGTTACCTCTAGCTCATCGAATGAGCGATTTAGGGTAACGCTGGTTACGTGGTCGCTAAGATCTACGTTATTGACCTTAACGCCTACTTTGTTATTTAGAAAAATAGCCATTTAGATTATTCCTCGTCTTTCTTAGCGGCTGGTTTGTTTGCTTCTGGTTTGACTTGACCAATCTTAATTAGAAAGGCCAAATCTGGGTTCTGTGATTGGTCTGCCATATTAACTCCATGAAGTTAGGACTGAAATGTTCATTTCAGCAGTTAGTAAATCACCCGATTGAAGGTTCAATACCGCAGGTTCGGTAATGTTCTCTACTCGGACATTTAACGCCGAAGCCGCTAACTTGTTAAACACGCCAACCATGATTTCTTCTAGGCCAGCAAGGTTTCCCTGATTATCAAGCATTGGTACGGTCATTAAAATCTTAAAATTCGCGGTAGGCGCGATAGTGTTGTATTGGTTATTGTTCATTTCAAGCGCTGGTGCGCCCCAACCAACGATTACTGAATTAGGCAAAATCGTTGCAGGTGGATAGGCAAATGTTTGCCATAAAGTGTTATCGACTAGCGCATTTGCTATCGTGGTGCGAAGGGTAGTTATTGCTGGTGGCATATCAGCCCACCATAGATTGCGGATCGAGAGCGTGAGCGATGAGGCCACGAACGCGAGCCAATAGAGTGTTACCCATTCGATACGGACTTGGTGAAAAATCCGGTGAAGTGCCGCCAGTCGATGAAACTTGACGTGATTGCCAAATATCGACCGCTATTTCTAAAGCGGCGGTTTGAATAGCTGCATCTTGTGACCAATCGACGTAAGTATCTAATGCAACTGTGCCTAAAGGCTGAACTTCATGATAAGGCGCTGGAGTATTGTTATTTCCGGTAATGGCATAACTAATCGAATAATCCCCGACGTTGGTTAAGGTCTTTGATCCATTGTGTTTTGAACCATTACCAGCAATAGTTACTGTTTGACCGACATAAAATTTATCGGTCACTAAATAATCAAAATATAAAGTCCCTGTTGATGCTTCGTTACTATGCGCTACGTTATATTGCTTATTTGTCCATAGCATAGGAAGCAATACCGCATCCGCGGCATCTGCCACTTCTTGAAGCGTGGCATCAGAATAGAGCGTACCTACGCCAAGTGTTGAGCGTAATTCTGCGACTGTTGTAAGCGCCATCTCTATCCTTTCTTTGACCGAAAGCTGGCGGTAGGGCTAACCGCCAGCCTCGGCATCTAAATTGCTAACCGAATCAGGTTAGGTTGAACTTACGAACGCCCTTACCTGACTTAGACAAGTAGAGTGCTAGGTATCCGTATAGTGCGATTTCTACTTCGCCGGAAGTAAGAACATTTACGCGTAGGTTTGTGGTTGGGCTTTCCCAAACATAAACTGATGATGGTGCGACTAGGAACATTGAGTTATCAACGACACCAGAAGTTGTGATGTTGTGATCGACGATTAAATCTGTTCCAAGTACGTTACCGCGAACTGATGAAGCTACTGCTGAACCAGATGCGTTTGTAGTTGAACCTTGTGCAGAGTAAAGAGCGCGGCCTGTGGTATCTGCAAAGCCAGCGATTGCTGCCCAAGCATCGGTTGAAGCGACAAGCTTGTTAGCAAAGTCGCCACCAGTACCCTTGTAGGCTGCTGCGCCTTCTACTGAAATGAATGACTGCAAACCAGCTGCGGTTGCTGCGGTGGTTGATGCGGTTGTACCAGCGGAAACGAATTCTGCAAGTAGAGCTGCATCGGTAGCCTTTTCATAAGCCTTGCGAAGCTCGATCATCATTAAGTCCATGAAGGCTGGTGATGAGCGGTCAATCAATTCCCAACTTACGCGCTGAAGTCCAGCGAATTTATTGATATTGACTGTGTCGTAAGTTGAAGTCATGCCTGTTTCTGATGGTGCTGAACCTTCGTTTGTATCTGCAACTGTTGGTGCGGTGTTAGCAGAAGAAGCATTTACATAAAGGCGTGGTACTGTGAAGCTCATGCCTTCTGCGATAAGTGCCTGACGTGTTACTGCCTCAAATGCAGGGCGACCAGTAAAGGTATCTGTAATGAAGCTCTGTAAGTGTTGTGGAAGTGTTAGACCAGTATTAGTTGAAGTTGAATCGTCAGCAGCACGTACTGTACGACGAGCCTCATCATCTCCCATAGCGGCCTTGATTGATGCAGAAAGATATTCTGCGCCTGTTAGTGGCTTAATACGCTCTTGCGCATAAACCTTCGCAGCTTGTACCTTCGGTGCGGCGGCTTCTACTGATGCTGCCTCTACCTCTGGAGCTGCTGAAACTTCTGGAGTGTTCTCCACTAAAGTTTCCTCGCTTTCTTTTGTAGGTGTGGTTGCATCTTCTTCGGCAGGTTTTGTTTCTGCTTCATCTGATGCCGCGACATCGATAACCTGAGCTGACTTAAATGCTGGCTCTGTTACCAAACTTACTTCGAATAGATTGGCGGCAGTTACGTGCATAACGCCAGCCTTGTTAAATGATTTCTCAACTTCTACGCCGACTGATAACCCTGCTTGCAGTCCTTCGGATGCCAAAACCAAAGCATCTGTACCGCGAGTTGAGTTAGAAACTTTAAATGATGCATAAAGGCCATCGTTGCCTTCTGTAAAGTATTGAGCGCGACCCAAAGGCTCTTTTACATTGTGCTGATTTAGTAATTTGATTTTCTTAGGATCATCTGGAAGCTTGATTGAGCCTTGCTCGAACACTACGCGACCAGCGCTTGTGTTTCCAACTTCACCAGTACCTAGTGGCACGATTTTGCCAGCGATTGTGCGCTTTTCAGCATCGCAAGTAATATCGGTGCTAAATGTAAGGATTTTATTATCCATTACGCTACCTCGTCATTTCCTTGTGGTGTTAATTCTTCCATCTCACGCGCCTGATCAACTGTGATTAGATTTAGTTGCAGCATCTTTTCAATCGCTGCCAAACGCTGAAGTGGCTCGGTGCGAAGGAATGTATCATTTACCTCGAAGCGTACTTCGTTACCATTAGCGGTTATATCGTTCATGGATAGACGAGCTGCGATTGCTTCCAAATACGGCATTAAAGAATATGCAAAGAATTGTTTGCGTTCATCCATGACGTTTGAGTAAGTCATAGAGTTATTCATATCTGCTGAAAGCATGTAAGCCGGAATGTTGCATAGTCTTGCGATTTCTGTTGCGAGATATTGCAAACTGTCTGAATAGACCATGTCTTTAGGTGAAAACTGGACTGGTGTATATTCCAAAGTCGAAGTTAGGTAAGCAGTTGAGCGATTGTTACGTGCTTGCTTCCATGCAGCTAATAAACCTTGAACTTCCTTTGGATCAAGGTCTGCACCGGAGTTTTTCAATACGCCAGTTGGAAATGGTGAAGTAGCGCTAACTGCCATAGCTTTTTGCACGTCGATTGCAGCTTGTAAAGTCTGACCGCCACGTGCCAAAACGCCTTCATCGAATCCTTGAAAAGTAATTAACGAACCTAATCCCGACATCGGGCGAGCAGTACCATCAACATAGTATTGGGTAACTGTTGTATTGTATAAATCTAAGTCAAATGTAACGCGAGTGTTTGCAACCCATTC